GTTATGCATATGCTAACATGGACCAAGGTCCAAATCAATGGGGGTGGCAAGCGTCAGACTCAGACAAATTTTTCTGTAGTCAAGCTTGTAAGAATGAGTGGTTAAATAAAAACATGGAATGTGTTAGAGCCAGAACAGTAATTCCATTTATTAGCCACAGACGAGAGAGCCAAGGCTATCACAAGGTAACTGATGATAGTGGATATCGTAGATATAATACTATTGAAAGGATTGACAATAGGACCGAATTAGACTAGGATAATCCTATTAACAAAGAAAGGTATAATATGACAAAAACAATTAAAGCAGAATACTTACCAGGTGGCGCAAAGCGTCAAGAGATGTTGGACAAAGCAGTTGACTACATCAAAACACCTGGCCAAACTCAACAGATCAAGCATGAGTTTTGTTTGACTTATCTCAAGATGACAGAAACCGAGTATCTCGAGGCACTTAACAAAGCCACAAACGGCGCAATGGTGAGGGACTTATGGAACTAAAAGCAAACACAACAGCAGAAGAGTTTAAGATCATCGAAGATAACAAAGATGAGCCGGATTTAAAAACGGCTCAAGACTTTGTTGGTGGAATGGTTGAGTGTATTACATTCCCTAACGGTGATGTCTTGATAGTAAATGAAGAAGGCAAGCTAATGAACTTGCCATTAAATGTAGAAGGGACAGCATTATGGAGAATGACATTTACTAAAGACAAGTATGCATTTGGTTACGATGACTGGGTAAGTGGCCCGGCTATCTTGATTAAACAAAAGGCGCTCAAGAACTGGGCGTAACCTTTCTTGCCCTGGCGCTAACGCGCCAGGGCGCACGGATCCCTATTCAATCTCAATATAGTAATTAACATCGACCCCTCCCCCCTTTAAATAAAAAAAGGGGTCCCACTACTTTTTGGTTTATGGCTTGATTTAGACTGTTAGAGCTGTTAAAAACATTTCTAACATCTTTGTGATGCGAAAAAAATTTTATAAAAATTTTTATGAATTTAAATAATATAGACATAAGTAAACTACCTTCGGACGTTCGTAGACAATTTAAACAATTGCAGGTCATGCATGCCGAGAAACAAATACAAAGCAAAGCTAAAAATGATTTTCTAAGTTTTGTAAAATGCGTTTGGCCTGATTTTGTAGAAGGCTCTCATCATAGACATATTGCAAAAAAATTTAATCAACTTGCAACAGGAGAAATAAATAGACTAATCGTGAACATGCCGCCAAGGCACACGAAGTCTGAGTTTGCATCATACTTATTGCCAGCATGGATGGTGGGCCGTGAGCCAAAATTAAAGATCATTCAAGCAACGCACACAGGAGAACTCGCCGTTAGGTTTGGTCGAAAAGCAAAGAACCTAATTGACTCTGAAGATTATTCTAAAATTTTTAAAACAACTTTACAGGAAGAT